AACTCTTGGGATACAAGTTCGAGAATGTTCTCTGTGCTGTACCTCCCAGCTCTTCCGTCCCTGAACTGATGTCTATTCTCAAGTCATGGACAGCCTTTTGGCTGCCCCATATGCTCGGGGATGACACACCAGAACAGAGGTTTAACCCCTATTCCCTCATTTCGAACGAATTTCGTAGATTCATTCGGAATCGGGTTACAGGGGGCGGAAAGGCCAGGAAGTACCGCATAGGGGCACTTCTTTTGTATTCCAAGCGTTTGTTTCCGTCTTTCACAGCGGAGATGGTTAGGGAAAAGGTGGCTGATTTTGCTAAGTCGGTTGCTCGAACTGAGCCGTCTGTGTTGCCTCGTAAGCGACGCATGTTTCTTGAGATCCAGCGAACCCTAGATGAGTTCTGTCCTCCTGGTGAGGAGATGGTGGCAGATTACTGCCGCCCATTTCCTCCCAGTGTTTCTGCTTGCCATGAGTACTCTCGACAGGAGGGAGGTCTTCAGGCCTACATAAGGGATTTCCCCTTATCAGGTTTCCTGGTCGATCCCACCGTGAAGAAGGTACTCCAGCAATTTAGACTGACAGACACTGATCTTGGTTCTGACGGTCCGTTGAACTACCTCTGGGAAAGAATGTTACGACACCTGATCAAAGAAGCGATTGAGGAGTTGGGCCTGCCAGAAGAGGAATGGAAACCAATTCTGGTAGGCGCGACTGGTTTGACAGAACCTCTAAAGGTTCGGATAGTAACGAAAGCCGAGTGGATGGTCCAGCTTCTCACACCAGTCCAGAAGGCCTGGCATGGGAAGATGCGCCAACATCCAGTCTTTCAGCTTATTGGAGGTGCCAGTGTAGAAGATGCACTGGCTCCAATGCAGCTGAGTAAGGGGGAGAAGGTTGTCAGTGGAGACTATTCAGCCGCCACGGACAATATCTTCCTGACTTATACCCAAGAAGCGGCTGAGGCTATGCTTGAACGAACTAGGTTTAGATTACCAGAATCTGTCCCTAGTTGTGCTGAAGCATTCCTCCGCAAGCTCGTGGTACACTCCCTTACCCGTTCTGTCCTTGATTTGAAGGGTTCTGATCCCGTCCCAATCACTCGTGGTCAGATGATGGGCCACATTCTCTCATTTCCATTACTCTGTATAATAAACAGAGCCGCATCCTGTATGGCAGTCCCTCGTTAGTCATTTATGAGAATAAATGGTGATGATGTTATCTTCC